CTACTTGCATTACCAGAAAAAGTAAGAAACCATGTTGCAGAGAATGAAGTAGTCTTTAAACCTAACGATGGACCACAATCTAATTTCTTAGAAAGCCCTGAAAGAGATGTTTTGTATGGTGGAGCAGCTGGAGGAGGCAAATCTTATGCACTTTTAGCTGATGTTTTAAGAGATGTAGGCAATCCCAATCATAGGGGACTACTTTTAAGACGTACTTTACCAGAACTAACAGAACTTATAGACAAAAGCAGACAACTCTATACACAAGCAATGCCCGGAGCAGTATTTAAACAGGCAAAATCAACGTGGGAGTTCCCTTCTGGGGCAAAAATATGGTTTTCTTATGTTGATGATGATAGAGATGTAACAAGATATCAAGGACAAGCATTTAATTGGATAGGAATAGACGAAATAACACAATATCCTACTCCATATGTATGGAATTACCTAAGATCTAGGTTAAGAAGCACCGATCCAAAACTTGGTTTATATATGAGATGTACAGCAAACCCCGGTGGTGTAGGAGGTTGGTGGGTAAAAAAGATGTATGTTGATCCTGCACCCCTGAATGAAGCATTTTGGGCAAAAGAATTTGATAGTGAGAAGACAATAAGGTATCCAATTGGTCATGTAAAAGGAGGACAACCTTTATTTTTAAGGAAGTTTATACCAGCTAGACTAACAGATAATCCTTACCTTGCATTAGATGGTCAATATGAAGCAATGCTGCTTTCATTACCTGAAGTAGAAAGAAAACGACTTTTAGAAGGAGATTGGGATGTTGCAGAAGGTGCAGCGTTTACAGAATTTAGTAGATCATTACATGTTACAGAAACATTTGAACCCCCTGATAATTGGGCTAGGATACGTGCCGGAGACTATGGCTATAGTAGTCCCTCTTGTATTCTTTGGGGTGCTATAGATTGGGATAATAATATCTGGATTTATAGAGAATTGTACATAAAGAATAGAACTGGTGAAAGTTTAGGTGATCTGATATTAGAAATGGAAAGAAATGATCCAAATATGCAGATCTCTGTATTGGATACAAGCTGTTGGAATAAAGTAGGATTAGGACCTAGTATAGCAGAAACAATGAATAGAAAAGGTTGTAGATGGATACCAGCTGATAGAAATAGATTAGCAGGTAAAATAGAAGTTCATAGAAGATTAGCTTGTGATAGTAAAGGACAACCAAGAGTACGAATTATGGATATATGTACAAATTTAATTAGAACTTTACCTGTATTACCTCTTTCAAAGCATAATCCAGAGGATGTAGATACAAGAGCTGACGATCACGCATATGATGCGTTAAGATACATGATGATGGTGAGATCTTTGCATAATGCAAGTACACCATATTATTCTAACAGGCAGATGCAAAGATATGTGCCACAAAATGAGGTGTTTGGATATTAATGGGTTTAGTAGATACAAATATAAATGAATTTAGAGATCTTTTAAAAGTTTTAAATATAAATTCTATAGAAGATATTCCTTCTCGTGATGAAATTGTTACACGATTAAAATCTGGAAATTATACATTTAGGGATAGTTGGTTTGCAAAAATGTATGATCAAGGTTTAAATGTTCCCGGGGGTATACTTAAAAGTAGAAAAGCTGAAGATATACATAATATTGCTAAACATTTAAAAAAGAATTTTCCATTGAGAATAAAGACTGGTCAAGGTATTGGACCAATAGCTAAAACTATTAAACAAATTGGTAATAAATTTAAAACTCTTAAAACAACAACAAATACTTTAGATTATTTAAATTTATCTACTACAAAATATAAAGATTTTATTGAAAGTAAGGATATATTCAAGGGAAACAGAACACAAATAAATGCACTTTATACTTCTACTGAAAATGTTAGTAAAGGAAGTCTAGCTAAAGGAGAATCAGGTGTAACTAGAATATTTAATGCAATTCCAGATGATGATATAATAAGAAGAATTTTACTAGGTATAAGAGATATTCCAAATCAAGCACACCGAGAATTTTTATTGTTAAATTTATTTGGAACAAGAGGTGAGCAAAATAGAGGCTTAGTAGCAGGTAGAGAATTAGCTTTAGATGTAAGTCCAGAAAGACCCTTCTATGGTAGACAAGGTGGTAGTGCAGTTGCTGTAGAAGTTCTTACAGGAAGAAAACCATTAGCTAATGTTCCATTTGGTCCATTTATAAGAGATATGTTAAATAAACGATGGGATAGAGTAACGGGTAAGGGAGCAAATTTGTATGTTGAAATGTGGGGTGATATTGATGATGATTTAGATTTAGGTAAATTAATAGATGAATATTTATTTAATAACCCTAATGGAAAAAGTGTTTTAACAGATGAACAAATAGCAAAATTAGGAAGAGAACCTAACGGATTTACTGATTTAAGAAGACTTGTTTTATCATGGGCATCAAAGTTAGACAATCCAGCTTTAGCAGCAGAACTGTTAACACATGGAACTAAAAAAAGTCATGATGCATTAGATCTAGTAACAAATAAACATTATATACCAAGTGAAGGAACTCCTACAGAGGTAATGCGTAATTTTACTACTCGTATAGAACAAAAAGTTGCACAAGTTTTAGGTCATACTAATTATAAATCATTAAATACAGAATTAAAAGTAAGAAAATATAATACTTTTTCAAAAGGTGTTCAATTTCTTACTAATCAAGTTGTTATTCCTGAAAACTTAAATAAATCACAAAAAGGAGTTATAACTGAAATTATAGATGAAACAAGCATAGATGATGCCCCTGTTGATGAAGATGAGATACAAAGCAGAAAAGATGCAAAAAAGGCAGCTGTTGATAAGGGTATGGCTGCAGATCGTGCTGCAGTGGATGATTTAGTAAGAGAAACCTATAAAAAAAATATAAAACTTGATCCCAACTATACTATGGCTGATGCTGAAAGAGTTATATTAGAAGGTAGACGTAAAAAACCACTAAGTAAAGGAGGACAAAGTTTAATAGATCATGTTATTAATAAAACAAAAGGTGAAGCACGAGAAATTGTAGGAGATATTAGTCAAACATGGGATAGGGGAGTTGAAAGATTAACAAGTAAACAAACCTATAAGGGGATTGCAGAAGCTGCGTTAGATCCAGAGGAATGGCAAAGAACTGCAAGTAAATTAGTACCTCTTGTAGGATTAGTAGGTGGAAAGTTTGTAAAGGCAGGTAAACTTGCAAAAGGTGCTGGTAAATTATTGCTAACTCCAAGTAAAGGAGTTCCGGGAAGAGCTGAAGTAACAGCAGAAACACAAATTTTAGCAGAAGATATGTCTGGTGTAACTGCTAGGAAAGCTACTCTTGCACAAGTTAAAAGAGATAAAAAACTGCAAGAACAAATGGGTGATATAGAACATTCTATATTACAAAATAAATCACTAATAGGTGATGATAAAGTAGAAGAAACTGAAGAGCAACGAATAAATCGGCAAATGATGGAAGCTGGTTTTGGTGCTTAATTTTAACAACAACCAAAAAGGGAGGCAATTATGCCAAAAGGAGTAGAAGGAGCTTACAAATCAGGTTACATTATGAGCCAGATGAAAAAGCAAGGAGGATTTAATGATGCTAATGAAAGTTCATTACATCGTTATCCTTTAGAAAAAGATGTAATGGGTGCAAATTCTGGTGCATTCCAGCAAACTCAAGATTCACCATCATCTAAAACTAATCATAGAGGTGCTGCTAGTAAAATAGAAGGCAAAGTAATTCAAGGCGAACACGGATAATTAATCCAAAACAAGGAAGATAATATGTCTGATCCTGTTGACGTACAAGAAGAGCTCTCTGAGGGATCTGGTCTTATAGGTCTCATACAAGCTCGTATGAAAACTGCAGAAGATGGTAGACAAGTTCATGAAGCACGATGGTTAAAAGCATATAAAAACTTTCGTGGTATTTATGATTCTACTACTCAATATACAACTACTGAAAAGTCTAAAGTATTTTTAAAAATAACTAAGACTAAAGTACTTGCTGCGTATGGTCAAATTGTAGATATTTTATTTGCAAATAAAAAATTTCCACTAACTATTGAATCAACACCAGTACCTGAAGGAATAGCTGAATTTGCTCATTTAAAAACACCGGCTGATCAATTAGATCAATTCTCTGATCCTTATGGTTTTGAAGGTGATGGAAGGCAATTACCACCCGGAGCTGTAGAAGCAACACCATCAAACTTAGATTTTTTAGGATCAATGGCTAACAAGTTTGGTCCAGATGCACCACTTGCTGAAGGTCCATCTAAAATAGGTGAACCTCAAATATCTCCAGCAAAAGAAGCTGCATTACGTATGGAAAAAGTTATTCATGATCAACTTACAGATAGCAATGCTGTAAATGTATTACGTCATGCCATATTTGAAGCAGCTCTTCTTGGTACAGGAATTATAAAAGGTCCATTTAATTCTGGAAAACTTATTCATAAATGGGAAACTAATGAATTGGGAAGACAATATACTCCTCAAGAAAAATTAGTTCCACGTATTGAAGCAGTTAGTGCTTGGGATGTTTATCCTGATCCGACTGCTACTAATATACAAGATTGTGAATATGTACTTCAGCGTCATAAAATGAATAGATCTCAATTACGTAAACTTATGAAAATGCCAATGTTTAATCCTGATTCAATACGAGAAGTTATTGCTGGGGGAGGTAATTATACAGAAAAATATTTTGAAAATACTATTCATGATGATCAGACTGAACCATATAGTAATCATGAAAGATATGAAGTATTAGAATATTGGGGCGTATTAGATTCATCTATTGCAAAACAAATGGGACTTGAAGGAGCAGAAGAAATAGATGATTTATCTCAAGTTCAAGTTAATATATGGATTTCTGGAGGCCAAGTATTACGAGCTTGTGCAAATCCATTTACACCAGAAAGAATACCGTATTGTGTATTCCCATATGAAATAAATCCATATCAAATATGGGGTGTAGGTGTACCAGAAAATATGGAAGATGCACAATTACTTATGAATGGCCATGTAAGAATGGCTATAGATAATCTAGCACTTGCTGGTAATCTTGTATTTGATGTAGATGAAACCTCATTGGTACCCGGTCAAAATTATGAAATATTTCCGGGTAAAGTATTTAGAAGACAATCAGGAGTTACAGGCACTGCAATAAATGGTATTAAATTTCCCAGTACTGCTGGTGAAAATATACAAATGTATGATAAGGCAAGGCAACTTGCTGATGAAGAAACAGGTATACCAAGTATTATGCATGGACAAACCGGTGTAACTGGTACAGGAAGAACAGCTGCAGGATTATCTATGTTACTTGGATCATCCGGTTTAGCTATAAAAACTGTTATAAAAAATATAGATGATTATCTACTTAAACCAATGGGAGAAGCTTTCTTTCAATGGAATATGCAATTTAATGAAGAAAATCCTGATATAATAGGAGATCTTGAAATTAAACCAAGAGGATCAGCTTCTGTAATGCAAAAAGAAGTACGTTCACAAAGACTAATTATGCTATTACAAACTGTATCTAATCCAATGCTTGCTCCATTTATTAAAATACCAAATTTATTAAAAGAACTAGCTATATCACAGGATATTGATCCTGATAGTTTAGTAAACGACATAAACGAAGCACAAATATATGCTGAAATTCTCAAAGGATTACAAGATGCCCAACAACCTCAAGGACCCGAAGGAACCCCTCAAAGCCCTAGCCCCCCTACTGGGGCAGGACAAACGGGAATGGGAGGTGTTGGAGGAGTACCTCAACAACCTCCACAAACAGACCTTAATGGCACTGGTGGTGGCACCATCGGAGTTGGAGGTGTACCGACTGCAGGGGAAAGCGAATTTACTGGAAATGCTCCTCAAGTTGAGGGATAATTTTAAGGAAATGAAAAAGAATGGGAATATCTCCAAATCCTGAATTTGAATCAGGCGTTATAAGTTTAGATACTCCTGTAATTGGAGGAGGAACTAGTACATTTGATAGGGATTTTGGAGTAGCAGAAAAAGAATCAGTTCAAGAATCAACTATACCAAAAAAAGTTGAACTTAGTGAAGCTAATGTAATAAAGGAAATAGAACAAGCTGAAATAAGTGTCGGATTAAATCCTTTAAAATTATCTGGATTTATAAAATCAGAAGCTGAAGATGAAGAAGCTAAAAGTTCTATAGATACATTAGAATCATCATTCGGTTTATCAAAAAGAATGGTAACAGATCCTGTACAGTTAGCTAGTAGATCTGAATCCTTTAAACTTAGTTCTGAGCTTAAAGGTTTAGATTTAGATAAAAAAGACGATACAATTGATGCACAAGGGGCCGGTGAAGATAATAAAGTGGATGCTTCTTATATGCCCGATACTGGATTTGATGTTATATTAGAAGCAGGAGCACAAAGAGTTTGGGATTATACTAAAGGTTTATATAATGAATATTATGGATCAGAATATGCTGGTCAAGATGTAGTAACAACATCTCCTAAAGGTCCCTCATTTCTTGGGTCTGGTGTAAACTTAGCTAACTATACCAAGCCTTTTGCAACAAGTTTAGCATATACAGCTGCAGGTGTACCAGCTATGGGGGCAACTCAAGCTAGTATAGGTTTAAGTTCTGCTCCACCAGCTTCTTTAGCTGGACAACCAGCAGTTACAGGACAAGCTGGATCAGCATCAACTCTGTCAACACTAGGCCAACTTGCTAGTGTATGGGCTATATATCAAGGAATAAAAGCTGGAGGACAAGGATATGTAGATGCAGCAATGGCTGCTTCAATTTTAGCTACAGGAGGAGCAACAGCTATACCAGTGGCAATTATAAGTGGATTAAGAGCTTTATTTGGTATGAGTAAAAGAGGAAAACAAAAAGTTCCATTTGGTGGAGCTGATTTACAAGCACAAGGTGGTAAACTTCAAGCAAAAGGAGGTTATGGATATAATAATTATAATGTTAAAGCAGGACAAGCAGGAGCAGCTTCAGTAGCTGATTATGTAAATACCTATGTACGATATTTTGGATTAGGATTTAATGCAAATAGTTGGAATCAAGCTGTAAAGGATGATCCTCGTATGGGAAGATATGATACTATGAATGATAGTGGATATGCAGATCCTAGTGTACTAATACGAAAAGTTTTTGAAACATCTGGAATTATAAGTGGTAATCCCTCAGTTGGTGGAATACCTATAACTAGTCAAGAACAATATGAACAAGCTACAAAAGATTTTAATGAACATTATACAAAAACAGCAATAAAACGAGGTGGACTGTATCATGCTAATCTTGCTGCCAGTGATCAGGTAGATTTCAGTAATTTAAAAAGAGAAGGTGTTCCTGATCAGATTAATTTTGCACAACAGTATACTGCACAAGAACGAAAAGGAAGACAGGAATTAACAACAACAACTCTTCCGGGTCCAGAAGGAAAAAGACAGGTAGGTCATTGGAAACCCGGAGGAAGAGCTGGACCAATATGGGTTCCATATAGTGGACCAACACATATACCACAAGGACATCAGGGGGTTTCTCCTATTCCAATAAAACTTTGGGATGAGGATGTAACTAGTCCATATGATGTACTTTATTATAATCTTGTAGGAAAATTTAACCGAGGTTCAGGAGGAACAGGATACTAATGCTACAATTTTTAGGACCAATTCTTAGTTTAGTAAGTGATCCAATAAAATCTTTTATGGAAACACGTACTATAAAAGCTGAGAATAAAGCAAATATAGAACAAGCAAAAGTTAATGCTCAGATAAAACAAATTGAAAGAACTGCCGAATCAGAAATAAATTATGATATAGAGGCATTGCGACAACAGCAGTACAGTTGGAAAGATGAATTTGCATTGTTAGTTATAACTTTTCCTTTTATCGGATCTTTCCTTCCTTGGACACAAGAGTTTGTAATGTTAGGATGGGAATATGTATCTAAAGCACCAGAATGGTATAGTTATACATTTATAGGTGCAATTTCTGCTAGTCTTGGTATTCGTTGGGCAACTAAGATGTTTGGAAAAAAATAGTGCCAATCATAAATAGTTTCAATAAGTCTGAACTTATTGATTCTTTGATAGACCACGAAGGTTTAGTACTTCACCAATACTCAGATAGTGAAGGTTATGCTACAATAGGTGTAGGCCGATTAATTGATCCAGATAGAAATGGGGGCATAACAAAAGATGAAGCGATATATCTTTTAAACAACGATATTGAGAAATGTACTAAGAGTTTAGATGAATCTCTATCTTGGTGGAGAAATAAACCTTCAAAAGTACAAATGGCGTTAATACACATGAGATTTCAATTAGGAATGACCGGATTGAATAAATTTAAAAAAACATTGCAACTATTAACTGAAGATAGATTTAAAGAAGCAGCTATAGAAGCAAGAAATTCTCGTTGGGCAAAGCAAACTCCTAGACGAGCTAAATATGTAAGTGGATTAATAGAAGATGCCTGAAATTTCAGAATTTGATCATGAATTTATGACAGCTGGAAGTCAAAGTGCTGAAGGAGAAAAGTTAGCTGGTCTTGTACAGCAGAATCTTACCACTGAAGAGCAGAGAAGATTAGAAGAAATCATGCCAATATTAGAAGAATTTAATATGTTGATATTTAAAGCTCAAACTGGTGAATTTCCAGAAGAAGCTGAAGGAATGGGCTTCACAAATGAGCAAGGAGTGCCCGAACAGGATCAAGGGAATGGTAGGGTACCTCAAGACATGCAAAGTGAAGCTAAGGTACCTCCTAGGTCTGTGGAAGGACAAGTGCCTCAAAATGCTCCAAAAATGCAAGGTGGAGGACCTGTTCCACCAGTTATACAACAACAACAAGGTCCAGAAGAAGTTGCAGCTGGTCCAGTAGGAGTGGTAGATGAACAAGGAGCAGATAGTTCCGGAGTAGCTGACGATGTTCCGGCAGAAAGTGATGGATTTGTAATAAATGCAGCTGCTGTAAAATTTGCAGGATTAAAAGATATAAATGATATGATACAAAATGCAAAAGAATATGCAGAAAGACAAGGTATAAGATTAAATTTTGGTAAAGCACCAGTAGATGCAGAAAAAATATTAGTATCAAATGGTGAAGTAGTTATACCTGATGTTTTAGCAAATATCATAGGATATGATAAACTAGAAAAAATAAATAATAGAGGCAAGAAAGAAACAGAGCAAGTAGAAGAGGAAGTAAAACAGGAACAACAAGTAGCTTCTCCTCAAGAACGCCCTGTAGAACAAGCAAAACCACTGGTATTACAAGGTAAAATGGGTGGTAGAGTAAAAAAACCTAAAAAGAATTTAGATGATCAGGTATCTGGTCTGACATAAAGAGTTTTAGTCTTAGGACTAAATATAGCGTAGGCTACCCGTTGCTTCAATGGCACCTACAAACAACAACCGAAGTGGCTACCCTAGAGAAGGCCCCACGTGGAGATAAGAAAATGGCGAAAAAACTGAAGACTACAAATAAACCTGATGCACCCATCAAAGATGATGGAAGAGAAAAAATGTATCAAGGATCTTATAAAGACGATGTGTACAAAGACGATCCAGAAAAACAAGAAGCTGCTGGCACTGAAGAAGCTACCCAGCAAGAGCCTCAAGGTTTTATGGATTCAAATAATATGAGTGCAGTTCCTGAGAACGTAGAAGTTCCTACAGAAAAGGTTGGTGATTATAGAGAATCAAAAGCCGAGCATGATTACAAAAAGAGATATGATGATCTTAAAACTCACTATGACCAAAAGTTAAATGAGTGGAAGCAAGAAAAGCAGAAGCTATCAGCTGAAACTGAAATTGCTAGAACTCAACAACAAGAGGTAAAGTATACTCCTCCTAAAACTAGGGAAGAGCTAGAACAGTTTAAAGAAAAATATCCTGATGTATATCAAGTTGTAGAAACTATCTCTCATGACATGGCTGAACAAAAAACTGCTGATCTTCAAGCAAAGATTTCTGATCTTACCGAAAAAGAACAAAAGTTAATTGTACAGTCTGCATACAAGCAACTAACTTCAGCCCACCCTGATTTTAATGAAATCAAGGCTACTCCTGAATTTTTAGCATGGCTTGAGGAACAACCTGCCAATATAGCTGATGGTATTCGTAAAAACAGTACTGATTCTAGATGGGCAGTTCGCACTGTTGATTTATACAAAGCCGATGTGGGTATTTCGTCAAACAAAGTGGATTCCAAGAGGAAATATGATGCAGCTCAAGCAGTGTCCAAAACAAAAGCTAATCCAGCAACTATTAATACTGGAGGAAGTGGAAAGACATGGAAAATGTCTGAGATACAACATATGAAACCTTGGGAATTTGAGAAAAATGAGGCTGAAATTGATGCTGCCCAAAAAGAGGGTCGTATTGATTTTGAAGCATAACTTAACAAACTAGGGAGGACTATAGTATGGCTACTATGGCAAGAGCTGGTGGTTATAATAACCTTGCAAAAGGCAATTGGGCCCCAGCCATATACAGTCAGAAAGTTCTCAAATATTTCCGTAGAGCATCGGTTGCTGAAGCTATTACAAATACCGATTATTCCGGGGAAATTGAGAACTTTGGAGATACTGTAAATATACTAAAAGAACCTACCATTACTGTGGCAGCTTATGCTCGTGGCACATCTGTAAATACACAAGAACTTTCCGATGATCAAATTCAATTAACTGTTGATCAAGGAAATTACTTTGCGTTTAAAGTTGATGACATAGAGGAAAGACAAGCACACGCTAATTGGGAGGCTCTTGCAACTTCTTCTGGTGCATATGCATTGAAAAAGAACTATGACTATAATGTTCTTAAAGCAATTGCAGATGGAGCAGCTACCGATAGTAATTTAGGTACTGCCGGATCTGCAGTTTCTACCAGCGATGTAAATGAAGCTGTAAATATGCTAAGTACAGCACAACAAGTTCTTGATGAGAACGATGTACCTGAAGAAAATCGTTGGTGTGTAGCACCACCACAATTCTGGACACAAGTAAGATTGGCAAAAACTAATGTAGCTGGATCACCAGTTATATTAGATTCAGCAACTACTGGTGAAGGTCAATCAGTTTTGATGAACGGAAGAATAACAGACCGAAGAATACATGGATTTAATCTATACCAATCCAATACTATGGTAGTAGGTTCAGCAGGAACAGCAGCAGCTGCGACTTTTGGACCATCATCAACATCTGGAGAGATGTATGTTCTAATTGGACATATGTCTGCAGTAGCAACTGCTTCACATATTGCCAAAACTGAAGTAATACGTGATCCAGATAGTTTTGCTGACGTAGTACGTGGACTTCATGTATTTGGTCGCAAAGTACTGCGAGGATCAGGTTCAGGATACAAAGGCGTATTCGCTGGTGTCGCAGACTTTAACTAATTGGAGGAATGATTTATGGCAACATGGACCGTAACAGGTGGTGGGTCAACTGGTCATTCGGCCAATGCACCTACCGTTAAAGTTTACAGTGAAAT